CGTGTAAGTGATAGTGCCAGCCGATGCAATGCGGCCAACATCATCACCAGTACAAGCAAAAAGCACCTGGTTAGGGATACTGACATTGCTATTGAATAACAGATCACCTTCTGTGTCTATGCCGATGTACTCATACTTGGGCATGGCATAAACCACAAAGGTGCCGTTAAAAGGTGCGCCAACACTTGTAACAGTGATGGATTGCCCCACCTCTATTTCAGTATCGGTCAGTGTTTGTAGCACTGCGTAGTTGTCTAGCAGTTGCTTAAAAGTGACTGTGTATGTAGCCATCGGCGGTAGCCGCCTTTCGGACTAAGCGATTGCGATTGACTTAACTTGGTCGCCGTCTGCAATGAAAGTTGAAACGTATCCGTAGTAGCTGAATGTGCGGCCCAAGGTTGCTGGTACTTCTACCGACATGATGCCGCGGACTTGCTCGTAGAACTCAATGGCTGAGCCTCGGGCTACCACCATGGTGTTTTCGCTGAATGCACGATCGACCACCAAGTTCAACCCGAGTGGGTTAAAGGTGTTCATTTGTGTGACGTTGGCTGTGCCCATTCCGTTTACACCCATGAGTCCTGCTGCACCGGTGTATGGGAACACTGGGCGCTTATCGCCGTCAAGCTGTGCACCAAGTTTCTTCCAAACATCAGAAGATACAAAGATGTGATCTGGCAGGAAGTTTGTGGCTTGGAGAATGTCGGTTGCTGCGTCATACAGCGCTGCGATAAGTGTGCTTGGGTCATTTGCGGTGACAGACCATGTAGAACCTGATGCTGTGTCGCCAGCGAGGATTGCATTACATACAACAGCGTCCGATTGAATCATGTACTGGCCTGCAAGGTCGCGCAAGATAATTTCGAGAGCGGCAGGGCTCGTGAAATCGACATCTTGCTGGGACAAGGTGACCTGTCCAGCAAGTGTTGTCTTGGTGACGACGTTAGAAGCAATGACTGGTGTGCGAGCAGTTACGCCACTAAGTTCTGTTGATTGTGAACCAACATCTGTGTGAGTTGTCCACGTTGGGCGAATCCAAGTCTTGGACTGGCCACCGTCTGGCATTGCGCGAGCGCCAACAGCTGAAACTACGGGGCGGATGTAGTTGAGATCATCAAAGACTGGCCCAAGGACTGGCACTGGCAAAAGACCAGGTGTGTCGCTGGTAAGAACATCACCTGCAGCTGCTTGAAGTGCTGTCTGATTGGCTTTAGCAAAGTCGCGCACTGCTGCGTTTACATTGTCAAAAGTTGTGCCACCAATGTGCATAGCGGCAAGGTATTCGCCTGCTGTTGGTAGAGCGAACTTGCGCTTTGGCTGTGCAAAAAGTGCTGATGCTTCGATTACTTCTGGGGCTGGTGTTTCTGACACTTCGGTCTCCTCTGACTCTGTGGGTTCAGGCTCATCGGGTGCCGTTTCTGTATTATTGCTTACTTCATCCTCTGATGTGGGGATACTTGCAGCAACATCTGTGATGGTAGCACCTGCAAAGGCTGGCTGTGGTACAAGTGACAACTCCATCCAATCGGCTGCTTCCACGATCATGACCCCATCCTCGTTAAACGAAAACTTGGTTGGGTTTACGCCTACCGACACAGAGTCAAGCACCCCATCGGCTGCCAAGATAAGTGCTTCATCGCCTAGGGCTGTGGTTGAGACTTTTGCTGTGAAGTACATAGCCTCATCGTCATCTGTGCGTTCGGTGACAAGGCCAATGGCCTGCGATGCGTCATGGCTCATGTAGAGCTTTGGGGCTTTGCCTTCTGTTGGCAATGAACCCGGCAAAAAAGAAACTGTCTGGCCACCTGAGACTGTGGCCTCGGTGTTGTAAGGCAATGCAATGCCTGTAATGGTGCGCTTAGGGCCGTCCTCTGTGGCGGCATCAACTGAGAATGTGGAACTGGTAAAGCGCATCATGCGAGTGACTCCTGAGTATTTTCTTGTGGTTCGGTGTCGGGCATTTTGTCTGCTACATAGTTTTCCTCTAGGTAACTATCTGTATCAAACTTTACATAGGTGCCACGCGGCAGCACGTTATTCATTGACAATGTGCTAGCGATGCAATCGGCGTATGGCTTGACACCAAAAATGTATAGATCAGCGCGAGATTGCTCAGATGAGGTGTAGGCGTAAGCACCAGTAGACACGCCTACAAGGTAGGGGGGAACACCGCATAGGCGCGCCAAATCTAGTGCTGAATACTGGGCTGACTCAATCATCAACATTTTGTCAGGGGTGGCAGTGCTGGCTTCATAACTTAGGAACTCGTTAAGCACAGCGGTCTGGCTAGTTAGTCGAGCCTCTTGGAACGCTGCGCCAATCTCTGACAACTCTTGAGCGCTTAAAGGCTCGCCGCCAGTTTGTTTCAATACACCACTAGGCAGGCTTGACTGCGCGTTCTTAAAACGGCTTTGCTCAACTTTAAGAGCTGTAGAAATTGTCTGTTCAGAACTGTAAACAATGCCTTGAATAGGGCTAAGAAACTGCACAACGTTGCGGTAGTCAATTTCGTTGCCAGCAAAACTAATGGCCTTAGATGGAGCAAAAAACACTGGGCCTTCTTCATCCAAGGTTGTGATACTGCCAGCAGGTAAGCGTTGAAACTTTGTTGGGTAGCCATCTACTGTGCGCTCGGTTATGTACCAAAATGCGCGTCCGTAAAACAACAGATCGTCAAGAGTCCAAGCCATTAAGAAGTTGTAGGTAACGGCTGGGTCTGGCTGGCGTAGCCAAGACCTAGGCGCTAACGGGATTTCTTCCATTTCGCCAGTGGCGTCGTTGTACATTTCGCCGTACATTTTTAACGGCATACAAGCAATTACTGATGCAATTAAGTCACGTGATCGAGACACGGTGGCAAGGGTCATGGCGCGGTTACGCGCTGCACCTGCTTGGTAGTTGTAAAAGTTTTTTAACGGGTCTGTACTGTTGCCGACTGGTGCGTATCCGACAGCGGCCTGCACTGATGGCGTTGAGATTGCGGCCTTGGTGACTGGCTTATTGAAAATACCCATAGCGGTAGTATGCCACTTTCTGCCGGGTGTGTGTGGTACTGCCCTGCTCATCCCGACAACGCCCAGAGCAGTACCGTCAATACTTTAGCGACTAACTACCACCATCATTGGCTTACCAGCTTGCTTGGGTCGTGACGCTAAAGCGGCAGCCCAAATAGTGCAGCGCGCCAACTCGATAGGCCCGGGCGAACGCTTACTACTAAGCGCTAACTGGTTGCTCTGCATAATTGCCACTGATCTGTTCATGTGTTCAGCAAGGTTTTGCTCGCCTCGGTGCACCAATTTCGCATCGTTAATCTGTGCCCTGACTAGTGAGGTGTAGCGCAAAAGTTCGCCGTAGCCCACAACCTTGGTGCGCCTAGTCAAAGGCAAAGGCACATGATGTTCGAGCGCTGGGGTCACGGCCAGCCCCAACAATGGGTGAGCCGCGCAAGCATCCAACATGGCCTGCTGACACTCAGCCAAAGACTGCACGACAAACTCAACCGATACGTGCACTACCCCAACATCATCTACAGCTGCACGAACAGCGACATAGCGTGAGCCGTCAAGCGATGAGTCACAAGCGAGCCAGCCATTATCGGGGCCTTGAATATCCGATAGGCAAGCATCCCACTGGCCAGGCTGTAGCCAGCAGGCATCGGCATTAACAAACTGGTTAAGGCTGGCGCGTAAAAACGATGACCGGTCAGGGTGGTCAGCGTCTATCAACATCGACTGCAGCTCTAGGGTTTGTCCGAGCGCTGGGTTAGCCCAGCCCCACCAACTTGTGTCCATGACATCAACACCCGGCGGTGGTGACCATTCCGCAAAATAAAAAGCCCCGGCACGTTGCTCGCCAATAAGTGACAGCCCTAATTCTCGATACCTAAGCATGGCGGTGGATGCCTCGGTGCCAGCAGTAGAAGTCATCACCATAATGGGCGAACCGCCAGCGGTGCGCGTGTTACGGGCCTTCATAGTTGGGCGCAAAGAATGAGCCATCACAGCATCATCAACTGCGTAGATTTCATCAACCCAGATCAGGTCTGCCGATAAACCCATACCTGCCGATGGTGTGGCTGCCTTAATAAACCAGCGCGACCCGTCAGGCATTGCCAGTTCCATACGGCCATATCCCCATTTAGGTTTTGCGTCAAAATACTGCTCTAAAATTGGGGCTAAGAATTGGTACTGCAAGTTAGCCAGCGGTAACTCATGAGCGCTCGATATCACAGTCTGTGGTTTGCCTCTAAGAGCTGCGATGCTGGTCAGCCAAGTGCCCACAATGGCCTGCCCTAAAACAGTCTTGCCGTTTTGTCTAGCAACTGTAATAAGACCGGAACGATTAACTAGATCACCAGACTCATCAGACTCAAGTAATCCCATAGCGGCATGCACCTGCCAATCCATCAACTCGACCTGCATGTACTTGCGCGCAAACTCAACCACCAAAGGTGCGTACACAGAAAGACCCGACACCACAGTTTCCAATCTGGGCAAAACCCGACCGACTCCCGACAGCTCTGACCAGTCCTCGCCAGTTCTCGCCAGTTCGCTGCCACTTGGCGTTATCTTGCGT